ACCGCGCGCATTTCTTCCGGGTTTTCATCGACCGCATCGTCATCTCGAGCGGCCGCATCGAGTTTTTCTTCAAGAATAAAAAAGAGCCCGCATCCGTCATGCACAAGCATAACTTCGGGGGCGCTGAGTTGTCCTCCGTGCATGACGCCATCCCCTATGGATTCCTGCTCGCTTTCGCGTTTCGGAACCCCGCCCGGGGCGCGCCACTCATCGGCGACGTGGCCTATTATAGGCTTGCGCCTCCGTAATCACAAGGATTTTTTATCATATAAAAACCGCCTTGGCTCGCGTCAGGGCGGTTTCTTTCTTCTTGCTGACCTGGCGTACCGTCTCTGGATCCGTCGGTCCACGAACCCGATCCTCCATGGCCAAGAGCGGAGTCTCCAGAGGAACGATCCCCTGCGGATCCTTTTGCTCCAGGTCTTTTGGAGGCGGTCGATCATGGGCTAGTGCCTGGTCTCCTGCATCCGGTTGACCGGCTCCTCGGCCTTTTTCTTGGCCTTGGGCTTGGGTTCTTCCTCGACGCTCGGCGCCGGGATGACCTCGACCTGGTCCTTGGGCTTCTCGTCCTTCTTGAAGATCTTGGAGAGGATCGCGCTGAAGGCGGCGCTGATGCCCTTCTCCAGCGATTGCCAGATGATGGAGTAGAGCGTGCTGGCCATCACGGCGATGACCGCCCAGTTCGGGAGGACGTCGGAGACCTTCGCGCCCCATTCGATCGCGGACCAGTCCCAGCCCACGCGGATGAGCTCGAGGATCAATGCCGCGGCGAAGGATAGGACGACGCAGATGAAGACGATGAGGGCGTTGATGAGGTTCTTGTTCCCGCCGTTCTCGGCGTATTTGTTGGCCGCCCTCTTGACCGGGATCTTGATGATGGACGTGGCGATGACGACCGCGAGGATCGCGGCGGCCACCTTGAGGCTGTGGATGCCGAGCGCATCCAGGATCTGCTTGATCTCTTGCATGGTTTATTCCCCTTTCTTCTCTTGCTGCAGCTTCACGACCGCCTTGGCCACCTCGGCCCGGACGATCGCGTTCCCGATGGACTCCAGGGTCCTTTCGCCTTTGACGACGGCGCGGGCGTACAGGGCCACCCTCTTGTCGATCTTGATTTCCATAGGTTAGCCTCCGATCGTGGCGTCGATCTGCTCGAGGAGGGCGTCGCGGATCTCGGCCACCTCGGCCTTGAGCTGCTCGTTCTCCTGGGCGACGATCTTCACGTATTCGTTGGGCGAATAGCGCTTGACGTCGTAGCGCCACTGGGTGCGGGTCTCGCCGCTGATAGGATCCGTGACGGACTCGGCGATGGGGTTCTCGTTCACGTCGACGTATTGGTCCGTGACGATCACGGCCTCCGGCTTGTCGACAGCCGTCTGCTTTAGCAGGATTTGCATGTGATTTCTCCTTTCAGGGCGGCTTTGGCCCGTTCGATGAATTGCTCCGTGATCCCGTAGATCTCGAAGACTTTGCGGCTCGCGCTGTGCAGCAGGAAGCCATAGAAGCTGAAGAACCGCTTGGCCCTCCTCTCGTCGGGCTTCCTGGCCTTCATCCGGATGATGCATCTGCGGATCTTCTTGTAGAGGCTCCGACGCAAAGTCGAGAGCCTTTTGTAGACGCGGTAGCCGCAGATGTCCACCGCCTCTCCCCTCCGCTTCCCGCGCTTATCGACGTATTCGAGGGGCTTGACGTCGTCGAGCTCGTCGTGGAGCCTGAAGCCCATGGAGGCGAGGATCGCCCGGAAGGCGTCGCGCTGCTTGGTGAGCTCGCGCTTGCTCCTGCCGATGAGGACGAAGTCGTCCATGTACTCGACGAGCCCCGGGACCTTGGCCTCCTGCTTGGCGCGGAAGCAGGCGAAGGTCATCGCGAGGTTGCACCACTCCTGGCTGGTCACCTCCCCGAGGGCTAGTCCGTCCTTGGTTCCGGCGAAGCGGGAGTAGGCTTGGAGGTCCTCGACGATCAGCTCCCTCACCTTCGGGTCCTTGAATATCCGGTCGTAGCAGGACAGGACGAGACGGTGCGGGAACGTCGGGAAGCACCTCACGACGTCGATTTTGCAGAACCACCGGGCCCAGCCCTTCTTCAGGTACCTGGCCACGGCGTTGCGGGCGAGGATCGGTCCCTTGCCCGCCATGGCCGCGTAGCTGTGGAAGTATTCGCGCGGCCTCAGGATGGGGATGATGACCCGGACGATCGCCTTCGCGATTATCTGGTCGTGGATGCTCGGCTCGAACACGTCGCGGACCTTCTGGCCCTCTTTGCGCTTGAACCGGCGGAACCTCCCGTCGAAGTGCGGGTTGGCCAGGACGTCTTCCGCCAGGCTTTCCCGGTTCTTCTTCAGGTATTCCCTCGCCTCCTTCGACGCCTTGCTTTTGGACAGGCTGTCGATGGCGGCGAGTATGTTGGCTTTGTCGAAAGCCTTTTCGTGGATGTGGCCGACCCTTCTCATGTTCGCTCCTTCTTTGCACAATTCCGGCTCTTCGAGAATGAACCTACCAAGCCGTTTCTGGTGTTGGATTTCTGGACTCTCGTCCAAGGAACGCATGGGGGCGGAATATGTGTTTCCGTTCTATTATCTGTGCAGGATGGGGGAGGAACGGGCGCAGGCCGATGTTGTAGTTCGCGTTGCCCCAATCGTTATTGAGGTTGAAGTAGACTGGACCGTCGTTGGAGCCATTGTTGTAGTTGCCGCCAACCATGACCCACGCCGGGACCGACTGGACGCCCGCCTCTTCCCATGCGTCCCTGCTTTTTGTATATATGCGGGGCCGATTTTAGGACGGCACCCCCCCCTCTTGTCAATCGGGAGGGGTGGTTTTCTTTTTGCTTATATGCAGGGGGCAGAACCCCTGCACCCCCTATCAGGGAAGGGGGAGGAACGGGCGCAGGCCGATGCTGCAGTACGCGTCGCCCCAATCGCCATTGAGGCGGAAGCAGACTGGACCGGCGACGGAGCCACTGCTGCAGTAGCCGCCAACCATGACCTGTTTATAAGAGGTGCCTGCGCTCGTGCGGGTGTTCGTGTACGTGTAGTCGCACCACGCCGCGGAGCTGCTCGCGCCTCCGCCCAGGACGGTGGAGATGAGGACGCCCTCGGCGAACCCGACCTCCTTCACGTAGTTGGAGGAGACGTTCGGCGTCTCCAGCCCGGTGGCCGGGTAGGAGTCGTATCCGCTGCTGCTGAAGGTCAGCGACCAGTCGCGGACGCAGAGCTCGTTGTGGCCGACCGTGCCGTCGAAGGTCTGCTTGATCACGACGGACGCGAGCGGGTTCCAGAGGTTGCCGTAGAGGTTCTCGATGCCGAAGACCTTGAAGGCGTGCTTGCCGTCTTGGCCCAGGGTGGCGAAGTCGCCCGCCACGGAGTCGGTCGCGCCGGTGAGCTGGCCCGCGGCCTTCTCGACGAAGACCGTGCCGGAGTCCCAGTTGACTGCCGCGCCGTCGAAGGTGAACGTCTTCTTGCCGGCGCTCGGGGTGTCGCCCGCCACCGCGGTGACCTTCCTGGTCGTCCAGCGGTTGCCGTTGGCGAAGATCGTGAACTCGTCGCCGACCGCGAGGCTGTAGAGGTAATGGCTCGACGGGACCACGAGGGTGTTGGTCGTGCCGGAGTTGCCCCAACCGGCGACGGTTCCGCGATCGTTCCATCCTTCGTCGCAGATGCCGCGGAAGACGGCCTGCGCGTTGCGCCCGCCCAGCAAAGTGAACAGGAGGAACGCGACCGCGCTGTACGCCCTGGCGTCTGGGACCGGCCAGAGCCTGGTCGGCTCGTCGAGGCCGAGCGCGGGGTCCTTGATGTAGACCATCTTGGAGTTCGCGCTGGTCCATGCGTAGCTTGCGACGGGCTCGTGCCCGGAGAAGGATCCGATCCAGTCGCTGTCGGTTGTGGTCCGCCACGCGCCGGCGTATTTGCCGTATAGGAAGTGCGGGATCTTGGTGTAGCCGCTTCTGGCGACCGTGGAGACGTATAGGGTCTGGACCGTGTCCCCGCCCGCGTTGGTGATGGTCGTGAGCTGGAGGTAGAGGTCCGGGAAGTAGATCATCTTGTTGACGAGGTGGTTGCCGTTCCCGTCGAGGATCTCGTTGCCGTTCGAGTCGTAAGAGAGCTCGTCGACCTCCTGGATGTTGAGGAAGGGCATGACGCTCTGGAAGTCGTTGACTCCCTGGGAGAGGTCGAACTCCTTGCCGGCGGCGGAGAGGAGCCTCACGCCGACGGTGGACAGGCCCGTGAACTGGGTGCCGAAGACCTCGTTGCCGCTGGTCTGCTCGAGGGCCTTGATGCGCGCCTCGTGGTCGATGAGCTGCGCGTCCTGGTTCTCGTTCTTGATGGTGTTGAGGACGGCCTGCTGCGCGACGTCGCCGGTCTCGTATACGGCCTTCGTCTTGGTGAGGTCGGATACGCTGGAGGCGAAGTACGGGAGCGAGTCGTCGGAGGTGCCGGTGGTCGGCACGATGGCCAGCGACCCGTAGTGCGAGTCGAAGGTGATCTCGTGGACGCCGTCGACGGCGTAGCTCACCGGGACGATGACGCGCGGCGCGAGGTAGGATTCGTGCTCGGTGGCCTGGGTGCCGTATTCGAGCTGCGCTTGCGTCGCGAGGACCGCGAGCTCGGCGGAGGTCGGGATGACCTCGGTGCCGTCGATGAGCTTGCAGACGTAGATCCGGATGGACTTGCCGAGCGTGGAGGCGGCCAGCGCGATGGCGCCGCTTTCCTCGAAGTGGTGCTCGGCGATGACGGTCCCGTCGCCTTTATAGGCCAGGGCGTTGATCTCTTTGACGTAGACGCGCCAGCCGCTCGGGATCGTGAGGTATAGGTACTCCTCGTAGACCGGGATGAGCGGGGAGAAGGCGTCGGCCGGGTGGGCGGAGTCGCCGCCGATCGTGAGGTTCGCCCAGTCGATGAGGTTCTTTCCGTGGAAGTATTCGATCAGATAGTTCGATGTGGGTTTGTTCTTGACGGTGAGGGTGAGCTTTCCGCCGACCTTGCAGGCCGGGAGCTCCGTGTACGGCCCGACGATGCCGAGCTTGGTGTGGAAGAACTCCTCCACCTCGGACGCGGTCGCCTGGGCGATGGATTTGGCCTCGCCCGCCGTGACGCTCGCGGCGTTGGCGGTGCTTACCGCGCCGTCGGCTTTGGTGTTCGCCTGCCCTGCCGTCGCGTTTGCCGCGTTTGCGGTGTTGACCGCTTCTTGGGCGGTCGTCACGGCCTGGCCGGATTGGTTGAGAGCCTGGGTGGCCTTGGCGTCGATGCCCTGGGCGATCGATTTGGCCTCGTTGGCGGTCGAGATGGCCGTGTCGGCCTTGGTGCTTGCCTGCCCTGCCGTGGAGACGGCTGAGGAGGCCTCGCTCTTCGCCTGGTTGGCGGTGCTTACCGCGCCGTCGGCTTTCGTGTTGGCTTGGCCGGCGGAGGCGACCGCCGCGTCGGCTTTGCGCTCCGCCGCGTTTGCGGTGCTTACCGCGCCTTCTGCGGTTGAGGTCGCTGCCTCGGCTTCCGCCTTGGCCTCGTCGACCTTCTGTTCGGCCTCGACGACGCGCTGCTCGAGGTCGTCGATATCTTTTTGCCACTCTGAGTCCCATGAGCCATTTTCGCTGGCGCAGTACTCGCCGTAGATGGACTCGTCGATGTCCATGTTCTTGGTGGCGGACAGGAAGACTTGGTTCTCGGTTGCGTCGTTGCCGACGTATTCGAGCTTGACGCGCCCGACCTGCGAGGTGATCGGGTCGCCGACCGAGACTTTGACGTATTTGCCCGATAGGATCGGGTCGTCGTTATGCTCCTCCAGGACGGGGGAGACGAGGATCGTGCCGTCGGGTTGCTTGACGTAGATGTGGTGATGGAGGCCCAGCACGGTGTTGGGCAGGAAGAAGCGGATCTCGGTGACGCCGCTCTCGAGGTGGTAGCCGAGCTCCTCGCCTGTCGTGCCGTAGGTTGAGATGGCCCCCGTCTCGTGGACGATGAGCCGTAGGATTTTGGGGGTTATCGACATTGTTATGTCTCCTTTCTTTTTCGGTTTTCTCGTTGCGGTTTCGAGATCCCTTTGATGGGACTGCATCGCCGCCGATTTTGTGAGCACGGCTTGAAGGCCAGAAGCCTCCGATGCGCCACGCCATATAGAGTAGCCAGTCTCTGCGTTTTGACCGGGGAGCACCCGAACACGACGCAAGGTCAGCACATTGAACAACGGCTGCAGTCCCGTCAAAGGGATCTCATCCCCTTGTGTTTCATCCATCCATCATTCGACCCCCACGATGAACATCTGGCCGACGTCCTCTACCGTGACGTGGCTTAGCGCGTAGTTGGGGCGGATGGTGAAGGCGTTGCTCCTGTCGCTCTTCGCGATGAGCTTGGCCCCGTCGTAGAGCCTCGTCTCGATGGCGAGCTTCACGACGTTCCCCCTGTATCTCGGGTGGTAGGTGTCCGGGGTGTAGATCGGGTTGGCCTCGCTTGCCTTTGCACGTGAGGCGACGATGAACTTCGGATCCGTCGACGTGGTGACGTAGTCCCAGTTCGGGTCGGCTGGGTTGCCGTCCCGGAACAGCACGTCGATGATCTCTTCGCGGATATACCAGAGCGTGCCCTTCCTCTCGTAGACGAATGAGCTGCCGCGGCTGGTCGCGATGGCGGCGCTGGCTATCATGTCGAAGGTGACGCGGTGCGGGAAGAGCAGGCCCTCGTCCAGGTCCGGATGGCATCCGAAGTCCTTGGCGGGGTAGACCCATCCGCGCTTCCTGTAGTAGGCCTTGTCGCCGTTGAGCCTCTTTCTGCCTTTGGCATATGGGAGGAAGCGGACGACCTGGAACACGACGGAGTAGCGGTCGGCGTATGATGCGTAGTCGCCGAAGTTGTCTATGACGACCCATCCGCTCGCGCCCGGCGAGCTCCTGTCGTCGATGACGCAGAGGCGAGGGGTCGGGAGCATCGAGCCGAAGCCGGCGGACCCGGAGGATCCACCGCTCACGCTGATGGTCTGGCAGACGTCGACGAAGTCCGTGATGCCGCTTGGCCCGAAGCTGAACCTGGCGAGCTTCAGGTAGGCTGAGCCGTCCCTTTCGCTGATGTCGTCGCCGGATCCGTAGTTTCCATAGAGGAATGAGAAGCTCGCGTCGTGGTTGGCTCTGACGATCCTCAGGTAGAGGCCGTATTCGGTCGCGGATGACGGGGCGGCTGCGTTCGAGAGGTCGAGGACGGTCTCGGACTGGTCGAGCTTCACGCGGAACCCGCAGAGGGACAGCACACCGGCGGCCATGGATATCGTCCTGCCGCTTTGGGAAAGGGAGCAGCCGAAGATCCTCCCGCTTTTCTTCTGCGCGGCGAGGTGGTTGATCGGGGCCTGGTCGTCTGGGTAGATCGGGCTTCCGTTCGTCTTTTCTAGCAATGTGGCCATTTTCGGTCTCCTTTCTTTAATCGTCTAATATGTCGAATTGGTTCGGCATGATCGCGAGAGGCGTGACTTTGATCTTGCCGTGCCAGTGGTACGCGTCCTGGCACTTGAGCGATATCTTCGGGAGGTACCAGCGACTCCCGCTCTTGAATGGGAACGTCCCGTCCAGGGTGAGCGTCAGCTGCGCTTGGGCCTGGAAGAACTTTTTGTGCTCGATGATGGCGGGCTGGCCGCCTTTCCTGTCGAGGCAGCGGATGCGGATCTCGGTACCCCATAGCGTTGTCTTGCCGGGGTTTTCGGTGTTTCCGACGATTCCGCGCCACGTCATGCGCTTGCGCTCCTCGAAGTGCTCCCACCACCACATGCCGGTCGCGTGGCTCGTGGATAGGCTAAGTTCGACGAGCCATAGGATCGTCCATGGGCGTGTCCCCGTGACCCTTGGGTTCTGCCATTCGTCGGCGCTGAACTCCCTGGACCATTCGTCGCCGCCCCACCAACATGGGTCGGCCGCCTCCAGCGATCCGTCCCCTGCGTTTATGAAGCAGCTGGAGCCGTCGCCTTCCTGATGGCCTCCGCATTTCGCGGGGGTCAGCTCGATGGTCCCGATCGGAGCGAACAGCATGTACATCCCCGAGGTCCCTCCCACGTTGAGGAGGCTGTCGATGTTCCTTCCGGCTAGGTTCGGGGTATCGTCGGAGGAGTCCGCCTTCCTCGCCTTCGCGAAGTAGCCGGTGCCCTCCTCGAGGAGGTCCTCCAGCCTGTTGCCGCGGATCTCCGCTCCGGGCTCGGCCATCGACTTGGCCCTGAAGGCCACTCCAGGGCTCCTGCCCTCGAAGAGCCGCTCGGCCATGTAGACCTGGTGCCCGGTCGCTTTGTAGGCGAACCGGTGCAGCTGCATCCTGGCGATGCCGCGCTGCCTTTGGGCGAGGTCATCGCCCGTTATCGTCGGGAACGTGCCGGAATCGTAGGCGATGCGGATGCTTGCCTTCTCGGCGGTGACCGACATGGTGTCGACCTCGACGTAGACGGTGCAGTATTTGATGCCGGTCAGCGACGTGAGGTCGAAGCTCGTGGCGGATGCCTCGAACTGCCTGCCGTCGATGGATCCCATGCCGGATCCGACGGTGACCGTCCCGTTGCTCTCGGTGAGTTTGAACTCCTGGCCGATGCCGAGGAACACGACGCCGGTGGTGTGCAGCCTGTCGTCGTCCCCGAGCATCTGGTCGAATACGCAGGCGCGGTCGTAGGCGGTGATGGCGTGGTTCTTCGCCACGATCAGATCGATGCTTTGGTGCGGTGTCCTTGCCATTTTCTCAGTCCCCCGCGTATAGCATCGTGAAGCGGATCTCCGATCGGTAGGAGACCGTCGCGCCGGATTGGCTGATGCGGTCGATCGCCGTCAGCGTGACCCTGTCGCTCTTGACCTCGACCTTGGCGTAGCAATGGGCGTTCTGGTCGTATCTGATCCCGGTCGCCGGCATGTCCTCCACCGTGTCCTCGTCGGTCAGGTAGAAGACCTTCGTGCAGCCGACGAAGCCCGAGGCGTATCTGGTCTCGGACGACGATGGGCGCGTGTATGGGTTGAGGCATGACTCGATGTTGTATCCGAGCAGCAGGCCATTGCTCCTGCGCTGGTTGAACAAAAGGTCGACGGTGGATCCCGCCTCAAGCGTGGAGGAGAGGGTCCAGTCGTTGACGATCCCGACCACGAGGAACTCGTTGTTCCCCTTTAGCCCGAGGCGCGAGCTGACGGGGACGCCGCTGATCTTCGAGGAGGTGTCGGCCTCGTCCGCGTGCCTCGCCTTTTTGACATAGCCGTTCCCCTCCTCGATGAAGGCGGAGACGACGTTGCCGTAGATCACCCCCTCGCCGGGGATGCTCAGCGCGCTCTCGGCGACGCCTGGCTTGCGGATGTTCCTGAGGTCGCCCGTGAAGACGACGCTTTGGCCATTGTATGAAAATTGGAATAGAGGCATCGTGGCGACGGCGCTCGGCGTCTTGTAGATATCGGCGTTCCCCACGGTCGGGACTATGCTCGGCGAGGTGCTTTTCGCCACTTTGACCGCGATGGTCTCGGGGTTGGTCGTGCAGTTGACCTCGATGTAGACGATCGAGATGCCCGACTCGCCTTGCGTGCCGCCGGCGGCGACCGAGACGGTCTTGCCGCTGGGGATCTGGAATTGTCGGCCGTAGAGCTGGCCCATGCCGCTTTTGATCTGGACGGATCCGCCGGTTATGGAGAAGCCGAGCTCATTGCCTATGCCGGCGTAGACGACCCCGCGCTTCTCGCCTTTGAAGTCGTCGCCGATGGCCGAATGAAAAATGACCGCGTCGTCGTAAGCCGTGACGCTTCCGGAGTTGTTCTTGCGGATCAGCGTGATGTCTTGTGCGGGCATTTTCTTCCCTCCTTATAGGTAGTAGTAATCGTCGAGCCTGCCGAAGCAGACCGACTTGGACCCCGTCTGGTCTTCCCGGATCCACATGACGGGGAGCATGCGGACGGTGCTGTCGTCGGCTGAGTTGTAGCCGTATATCTGGCCTTGGTCGTAAACCTGGATGCCTTTCACGTTGCGCCCTAACCTGGTGCCTTCGCGCATGTCGGTCGCGAGGTCGCCGTCGAGGCTTATCTGGACGGAGCCCTTGAAGAGGTTCTTGCGGAGCTGCGCCTGGGCGTCGGCCTTGGCGGATTCCGTCTTGGCCGTCTGGTCGTCCGCGTCGTAGTCGAACTCGAGGGACTCGGAGATGACGGGCTTGCGGATGGTCACCTTGTTGCTGATTATCAGCGTCCTGAGCGTCGGCCCGTTGGCCATCACCGACTCGCTCCCGGACTCTATGGTCCGGACGATGTAGTAGCGCTCGATGACCTGTTTCGCGACCATGTCGACGACCTGGATCATGTTGGCGCCCATTGAGTCGTTCCTGACCCTCACTTTGGAGAAGTCGGAGAGCTTGACGCCGTAGGTCTTCTCGAGCGGGCGGGCGACGAACTCCACCGTCCATCCGTTGGCGCCTATCGATGCCTCCGCCACGATGCAGAAGCCGAGGCGCATGCAGAGGTCCTGCAGCACCTCCCAGAGGTTCCCGACCTCGGGTTCCGCGGGTAGGTAGGAGTCGCTCCATACGATCCCCGACTGCTCGAGCTCGGAGGCGTCCGAGGTATAGTCGACGCCGAGGGGGATGCGGTACTGCGAGACCGCGTCCTTCGGTATGTCGAGCAGGTGCTCGATGACCGCGCGGATCGTCTTGCCCTTCCCGTAGTGCCAGTCGTAGTCGATGAGGACCTCCTGCCGGAACACGTTCCGCAGGTCCACCGCGTTGACGGTGGTGAGGCCTCCCTCGTCCTTCGGCATGCCGGCGAGGCCCACCCATCTGAGGGTCCCGTTGTTCTCGAAGAGACCGCAGTACACCGCGTCGGCGCTGTGCTCGATCTGCTCGCAGACGGCCGTCATCGAGTCCATCTCGTATGCCCTTCTGGTCAGCGACCAGGAATGGCACATGTGGGTCGTGACGCCGCCGAGGGCGTTCCAGTTTGAGTCGAATAGCGCCAGGTACATGCGGGGCCTCCTTCTTTATAAGCCGTATCGGACGATGGTCACGTCCACCGAGGGCTTGGATTGGTCGGTTTGGTCTAGGTTGGGGGAGAACGTCGAGGTGCCGTTCCTCGCGTAGAGGAAGGTGTCGGCGGTCTTGTCTATCTCGTTGTAGTAGTCGGTCTCCACCCCCGCCGGCGACGTGTGGATGATGCGGCCGTTGACCGCGTCCACCTTGAGCGAGGCCCCCGCCGCGAGGTCCATGCCGGGGAAGCGGATGGTCGCGTAGGCGTTGCCGCTTTCGTCGAGCAGCGACGCCTCGGGCTCGGAGATGTGCCCGTGGAAGACGACGATGAGCGGTATCGGGTCCTTGTAGCTATTCGTGATGGTCCCGGTGCCGCCATAGTCCCCGCCGCCATAGGCGAAGGGGTACGCGTATGGGTATTGGAGGGTGGCGACGCTTATCGCGATCACCGTCCTCCGGATTTCCTCTGAGTAAGGAAGCGATAGCGGGAGCACGGTGAGGTTGGCCCTGACCGTCCCGCCTGCCTTGGCTTTGGGCTCGAAGCGCTGGAAGGCGATGTCGATGCGCCTTACCCTGCCCGAGGACGCGTTCCTCTGGGCGGTCGTGACCTCGAGGGTCGCGCGGTACTTCTTGCCGTCCATGTAGGTGGCCACCCATGAGCGGAACGACTCGCAGGAGTCGAGCGCCCTGGCGCCCACGAAGGCGATGGGGATCGTGACCGGGTCGCGCTTGACGGTCTGCCGGATGATGCGGTCGACCACGTCCCCCTCGCTCACTTTCGTGTCGATGGAGAACTTGCCGAAGCCGTCTCTGCTGACCACCCTCGGCGCATTGGTAACCGACCCGACCTCCCCGAAGGAGAAGCCGTCGATCTCGTTGCCATTGAGGTCCCGGATGACGAACCTGAATATCCTGGTTTCCGCCATGTCAGTACCCCCTCTGCTTCTTCGCCAGGCTCAGCTGGTATGCGATTTCGTCCGCGTCGACGTCGCCCTCCACGTTGATGACCGTGTAGGAATTGTCGATGGGCGAGTTGTTGGTCGTGTTGTAGGAATAGTTGCTGGCGGCGCTTGTCGCGGCGCTGGAGAGCCCCGCGGTGAGCAATGCCGCCCCGCCGACGATCGCCCCTAGGGCCACCACCCCGGCGACCGCGGCCATGACCGGGTTGCTGGCGAGGAAGTCCAGGGCCTCCTTCAGCGCGGCGATGCCGGTGATGAGGCCGGGAAGCATCGCGATGACCGCGAGCCCTCCCAGGACGGCTATCTGCCCGCCTGTGCCGAGGCTTGCGAAGGCATTGGCCAGCGCCTCGATGACCGGCGCCATCGATGATGCCAGCTTGGCGATCGCGTTCAATGCCGGGGCAAGGGCCGTCCCGAGCTCGACGGCCACGGTCTTGAAGCGGGCCTTGAGCTCGTCGAGCTTGTCATCCATCTCGGCGGCCTTTGAGACCGTCTCGTCGCTCAGGAGGCTGTTGCGCTCGTATTCCGAGTTCATCCTCGAGATCTCGTCGGCGGCGGTTCCCGTCACGATGGCGACGGAGGACCCCGCATTGCCGAAGATGGCGATGGCGGCCGCGGTCCTTTCGGTCTCGTCCGTCATCTCGCGGAGCCTGGATGTGATCACTTCGTAGGTTTCCTCCATCGAGAGCCCCTGGATGTCCTCCAGGGTAAGCCCGACGGCGGACAGGGCCTTCTCGGCCTTGGCGGTGTTGCCCTTGGCGATCTGGCCCATGATGTTGTTGAGCGAGTTCATCGCGGCGACGTAGTCGTTGGCGCTGCCGGTCAGCATCTCGAATTGGTTGGCGTATAGCTGGTAGGTCCTGTAGGAGACGCCGATCTTCGCGGAGTTGTCCGCGATGGTCGATCCCATCTCCGCCGCGGCCACGGCGAAGCCTATGATGGCGGCCATGGCTACTTTGGCCACCCTCGCCACGCCCTGAAGCGCGGATCCCATATTCTTGATGCGGTCGGAAGACATCTTCCTCTGCTGCGCGTTGAGCGCATCGAGGTTGGCCTCCGCGACCCTGATCTGGCTCGCGAGCTTCTCATATTGCTGCGTGGTGACGGGCGTGCCCGCCTGGGCCAGCCTGTCGTATTCGGCCTGCTTCTCGCGGAGAAGGCCGAGCTGCTGCCCGGCGAGCTGGATCTGCTGCTTGAGGCTTCCCATCCTGGCGGACGCCGCGGATAGGCTGTTGGGGTTGACCCGTAGCGCCTTGTCGAAGGCGCGCGACTCGGCTTCGGCGGTTTTTAAAGAAGTGCTGAGTTGCTTTATCCTGGCGTCGATCTCGCCGAGGTTTCTGGTGATGTTCGTTTCGGCCATTCTTTGAAAGCCTCCTTTCCTAGTCTTCGATGCCCTCGCTTAGGACCTCCTCGGCCTTTTTCGCGAGGCGCTTGTCCATCCCCTTCAGCAGGCGGACGGCGTCGTCTATGTGGTGGGTCGGGGCGTATCTCCCCTCCCTGCCCTTGTTGAGGGACCTCGCGATCATGGAGTATGGCGTCTGGCTCCCGTCGGCCTCGGTCCGGTAGCCGACATAGTCGATCTTGTACCCCCACTTGCGCGGGGATCTCGCCTCGGTCATCTCCAGGGTGTCGCGGAGGTGGACGCCTCCCGCCCCGTCCCCGACGGGCGTGTGCGCCTTCATCGAGTCGTAGACGGCCTTGGCTTCTTCCCGTATCTCCTCCTGGAGCGCCGGGATGACCTTCTTGGCGTTCTCGCCGAGGGAGGCGAGCATGGATGTCAGGGGGTTCTCTTCCTTTGCCATGTCGCGCCTCCTTTCTCGGCTACAGCCAGATGGTCTTTGGCTTTGGTTTTTGGTTCGGTCCCTTGCTTTCCTCGGCCGGGGCCCTCGATCGGACGTATCCGACCGTCTCTTTCAGGCTCATGATGTCGAGGAATCGCTCGGGGAGCCCTAGGTCGTGGGCTAGGGCAATAGCGTAGGTGAAGGGGTAGGGTTTCCCTCCACCGTCTCCGCGTTTTTTGGGTCTTCGTCGCCCCCGACCGAGATGGTCTTGGCGATGATGCCGCCGAGTTCCTCGGAGAAGGTATCGGTCAGCTCGAGCTCGTCGAGGTAGCCGTCGTAGTCCTTCTCGGGCTCCTTGTTGGCGCGGTCGCTGGTGAGGCGCATCGCGGCATAGGTGGCGCCGATGAGGACGGTCGGTTTCTTGAGATCCTCGGAGAGGTCGTGGCCGCAGAGCTCCTGGTAGTTCTCGGCCAGGCGCCCGGAGTCGCGGAGCTTGTGCCCCTTGTAGGTGTATTCCTTCATTGCCCGGACCCCGTTGCCGGCTTGTAGAAGTCGTTGACCCCAGGCTCGCCGCCGACGAAGCCGGTATTGCCTTTGAGGACCTCGGCGAAGGCGATGCCCTCGGAATACCCGGTCGGGTAGATAAGGGCGCCTTTGAGGTCGATGGAGACTGGGTCGGTGACGGTTCCCGGGCTCTGGGTCTTGAAGGTCTCGGAGCGCGGGGTCGCCTTGAGGTCGTAGTACCAAGTCTCGCGCACTGGGCCCTTCTGGTCCGCGTGGCGGACGAAGAGCGCGAAGTGCTTGGACGGTTTGGCGACCGGGATCAGGTTGTTGTTGGAGTCGCGGACGTAGAAGCCCATAGCGACGGCCGCCTCTGGGCTGATGCCGTAGCTTTGGAGCTGCAGGCCATAGGAGACCGAGACGTCGTTCTCCTCGCGGTTGTCATCGCCCTCGAGGGCGTCGGAGGAGACGTCGGGGGTATAGCCCACCTGCACCAGGTTGACCTCTTTCTGGCCGCTTGTGAGGGTGAATAGGGGGACGGGTGCGGAGACGACGGGGAAGCCGTCGCTGCCGATCGAGTCCCAGGCATAGATTCTTGCGCATTGCACTGCCATGGTTGTTTTTCCTTTCTATCGGTAGATCTTCTCGGCTGATAAGGTCAGCTGATGCCTTTGCGTTTGCGGGTCGTATTCGACCGGGAGGAGCGGTTCGCAGCTCCAGCCGTTTTTCTCCAGGGCCTTCTCGATGCCCGCCACCTCTTTGACGAAGCGGGGGTCGTCGGCCTCGGAGAGCGTGTATAGGTCGATGTAGGCCGTCGCGGTCTGGGCCGACCCGTCGTCGCCCTGCTCCGCGTCGTCCAGCCCATGGATGGAGACCACGGCGAACGTCCGCTTGGCGGTCGCGTCCGGAAGGTCGCACCGATCGGGCCAGAAGATGGTCTTCTCGATCTTCCTGATCTCGTCCTCCTCGAGCGAGGAGCCGTCGATCAGCTTCGCGGCGATGAGCGCCGCATGGATGTCTTTGGTCGCCTGGGCGACCTTCTCGTATCGGGTCATGGCTTAGCCTCCCCGAGTTCCGGGTCGGCCTCCAGGAGCTCGCACGTCAGCTTGAGCTCGAGGTTGCGCCCCTCGAAGTAATCCGGCGGGGCGATGATCCGGAGGCGTTTCCGCCCCCACTCGACCACGTCGCCTTGCCTGACCCCTTCGCGGAAGTTGATCACGACGAGCACGCGTTCCCTGGGGAAGGTCGCGGAGCTGCGCTCGCTCTCCTCCGCCAGGATCATCCGGCAATAGGCGCGGAGGGGTTTGCTCGGCTCGTGCCGGTATTCCCTCTGGTACGCCGTCGAGGACGTTCCCTCGGCCTTCACCTTGACCTTCTTCAGGCCGTAGATCGAGACGCGGGAGTTCTTGCCGGGGTATTTGTATCCGCTCATGGCTTGCCCTCCTTCTTGATCAGGCTCGCCTTGGCGCGCATCCTCTTCTTCCACCTCTCGCAGACGTCCTCGAGGTCATAGTCGGGGTTGCCCCGGTAGAAGTCGTTGATGAGGATCACGCGGCACGCGGTCTTGGCGTCCGGGTCGATGGGGGTTTGGTCCTCCCATTTGAAGTCGCAGACGCCGTCCAGCTCGGAGGTGGCCCTGGCGACGTAGTCCATGATCTCGCGCTCGTCGGAGGTCTCGTCGAGCCGCAAGGCGTCGCGGGCCTCCTGGGCGTTGAGGATGTAATGGGGTTCTGTGGCCATCTTGCCACCTCCTTTCTGGTTGTTTTTGGTTTAGTAGTTCCCTAGTAGATTTCTAGGGAATGTTTGGCAGTCCTAGTCTTAAGACTATTAGGCGGTCGCCTGATAGATCCAGACGAAGGCGCCGGCCACCGCTTTCGCGGCGCAGTGCTCGTTGGCGACGTAGGTCGTGATGCCAGCGACGGCTCCGGATTCGCCGCGCGCCTTCTCGACGCGGAGCGGGCGGAGGAAGTTGACCTTGTAGTACTTGGCGACGTTGCCGATGACGACCTCGCCGGCGTGGAGGGTCTCGTCGAGCTCGACGGGGAGGTTGCCGAAGCTGCGGACGCCGTTGCCGCCGTTGATGACGGGGAGGATGTAGTCGCCATGGCTGTCCTTGCTGAAGCAGAGGGTGTCATAGACGGACTGGGAGACGTAGATCTTCGCGCCGCGGCGGTAGGAACCGACGAGCTTCTTGACGGCGGACTCGATGTCGCTGACCGCGCAGGAGGCGTTGGCGGCGATGGTGATCTTGTTGGCGTTGGGGACGTTGCTGGTGATGCCGGCGATGTGGCTGACGCCCGCTGCGTCGGTGGTGCCGATGCCGTAGATGAACTCGGCGCTCCAGTCCTCGGTGAGGTCCTGGATGATCTGCTCGGCGAGGTAGGCGCCGAAGTCGAAGTCGGTGAGGTCCTCGAGCTCATCGGTGACCTTGATGACGATCTGGAGGACGCCGCGGACGAGCTCGAGCTTGTTCCACTTCATCTGGTCGTCATTGGTCTTGGCGCCTTCCTTCTTGCCGTTGGCGGAGCCGCGGGATTCGCGGTAAGGGAAGACGGTGAGGCCGGGGATGTTGGTGCCCACGATGTCTTGGAGGATCGGGGTGAGCTTGCCTTCCTCGCGGAGGAGGTCGAGCAAGACGGAGGTCTTGATGAAGATGCCGCCGTTGTTGACGCCGTCGGCGTTGGCGGAGGCGGCGACGAAGGTGGTCGCGGTCGTGGTGAGCGAGGTGTCGAGGGCGCGCTGCTCGGATTGCGGCATGCGGTTGGCGCGGAGGAAGACGGCGAGCTCGTCGGCTCCTTCCATCTCGGGGTTGAGGGTTTTCTTGCGGGCCGCGTAGGCGAGCATGAGGGAGAGTTTCTGCTTGGTGGTCATGGTGTTGTTCCTTTCTTGTGGTTTGCTGACCGGCTCCATGGTGTTGACGCCTTTGAAGGCTTCGCTGGCTTCCGCTTGGAGCGCTGAGCGGAGGTCGGCCTGCAGCTTGTTGATCTCGGGGACGATGGTCTTGGCTTCCTCGACGAGGGCCGCGAGCTTGGTTTCGTCGCGCTCCTGTTCGTCTTCTCCGCCGTTGATCAGCTTCTCGAGCTCAGCCTTGCGCTGCATCTTGGCGGCAAGGGCCGCCTTGAGTTGTTCGATGTTCATGGTGAACTCCTTATTCTGGGTCGGTTGGTTCGCCCCTTAGGGCCTTCGCGCCGATTTCGCGAAGCTTGGCCATCCTTTGCTGGCGGGCGACCTCCGTCGCCTCCCTGACCAACGCCTCCGCGTCGGCCCTGGATCTCGCGTATAGGGATGTGTTGTCATAGGCCGGGTAGCATACCGCGGCGACGTCGTAGAGGTGGTCGATCCGCGTCACCCTCCGGTGGATGCGGATAAGGTCGCATTGGCCTTCCCTCTTCTCTTCCGTCTGCGTCACTTCCTTGGCGCCTATGTCGAAGGCGAAGCTCATCTCGGTGAGGACTTCGTCTTTCACCAGCTGGTTGAGGTCGCGCCCCGCCTGGGTGTCGGAGAGCGACGCCCGGAAGTATAGGCCGTCGGCCTGTGGAATGAGGGTCATGGTGCCGGGTCCCACCCTGCCCTCCTTGCATCTCGCGACCGGGAAGACGTCGTCGCTGTGGTTGAACTTGAGGAAGCACTTGCGGGAGTCGCTGTGCTCGACCGCCTCGGGGGCGATCTCCTCCTCCAGGATCACGTCGACGTTGCTCCACGAGTCGTGGTAGCTGAGGAGCTCGGTCGTCTGGTTGAAGACGGTCGCGCGCCCCTCGATGATCATCTCGCTCGCCTCTTCGGGCTTCTCCGAGATGACGCTGCGGACCTCGAAGGTCCTATGGTAGTCGGAGTCGCGGAAGAACGGCTGCGCCTTCTTGGCGGCCTCTTCGGCGATCCGCTTGATCTGTTCTTCGCTCAATGGCATCGTTTTGCCTCCTATTCTTCGCTCTGGGGCGTTTTGCCGCCTTCCTCGGGATTTTCCCCGGCCTTCTCGTTTTCGGCGCTTGGGCGGCCCTCTCCGCCGTTTCCGGCTATGGGCTGGGTGCCGTCGCTTGGCTTGGTCGAGAACGCCAGGTTGTACATGGGCTGGTCGCCTCCCTCGATCGGGTCTTCCCCGAGGTCTTGGAGGAGGCTGTTGGTGACGACGACCGGGAAGGTCTTCTTGAGCTCTGCGCGTTTCAGCGCGGTGTTCGGTGTGATGACCTCGAGGCGGTCGACGCCTATGCGCCACTCGTTGCCCTTGAAGTATTCCTCCTTGGTGAGGATCTTCGCGTTCAGCTCGTCCTCGAGCTCGGCGATGGTCGGCGCTATGGTTCGGGCGTAGTAGGACGCCCATTGGGCCTCGGTGAAGTCGCCCTTCATGATGGCGGGCGTCACGCCGAGGTATTGGTAGATCTTGTCCTCGACGGTCGCGATCTCGGGGGCCAAGGGCCACTTGCCCTGGTTCTGCACCTGGATCACGTTGTTCCCGTCGGATAGGTTGACGGCGGCGTTATCGCCGTTGAGGAGTTTGGACATCTCCTGGCTCGCGCTCCCCGCCTCTCGCCATCCCGCGGTGCTGCCGCCCAGGATGATGAAGCGGAGGGCCATCGATACCTTGATGGCGGCCTCGAGCCCCTGGACGCTCGTGCCCAGGGCCTTGAAGTAAGGCTCGAGGGACTTGTTCTCGCGGCTCAGCAATTCGCGGAGCGGCTCGTAGGTGAGGACGAGCACGTCGTCGTCGCGCACCGTCAGCGGCTTGCCGTTCAGCCTGAAGCGGAACCAGAGGTGGCCGCTTGGGGCGGATCCGACCTCGACGAGGCTCGGGTCCATGTCGATGGGCCAGAACGCGGACGGGCTGACCCCGTCGATGCCCCTCTCGATGTATATGGCCGCGGCGCCGAAGAAGTAATCCTGGGCCACGCGCCGCCAGAACTGGGTCGCGTTCATGAGCGGGTTGGGCCTCACCTGCAGGAGGTAGGCCTCGCCGCTGCGGAGCGGCTTGCCGTTGCCCCCCTTGAGCTTCAGCCCGTCCTTGAAGGGCGTCGGCTCGATGAGGCTCAGGAAGCGGCTGTTGGCGATCACGCCGTTGCGGAAGCAGGCGCAGGCGCCGGCCTTGTCGCTCCCCGCGATGCCGGCCATGATGACGCTGGCCAGCTGGGCTATGGATCCATTCGCTTTCTTGAATGGGTCCTGGCCCTTGTTCTTGTTGGGTTTAAGGAAGTCAAATAGCCCCATCGCCGTCTCCTTTCTTCTCTTCGGGCTGGTCTTGGTAGTCCGTCATGCCTAGCCCGTTGGGCATGAACTGGGCGTAGTTGAGCTCGTATCCCTTCAAAGCGTCGAACAGGGCGCTCGCGGGGTCGATCTTGTTCCCCTTCCCGTTGGACTTCTTCAGCGGTCTGATGAAGCCCTCGTCGGACTCCTGGAACTCGACGTTGCTCAGGGCCCACATGAGGACGGGGTTGTTCTGGAGGAAGAGGCTCTGGCTTCGGAGCATCGCCTTCGCGAGCTTCATGGGGCGGGTCATGTACTTCTCGCCCTGATAGGCCATGAAGAGCTTTTTGTTCCTCCCGTATCCCATCGCCTCGAGGCTGCTTACGAAGGCCTCGGCGGCGTACTGGTCGTAGAAGAGGTATTTGTACGTCCACCCCCACTTCCGCCTCATCTCGTTGACGTAGGCGACGATGTTGGCGGGGTCGATGTAGTGCTCGCCCCCTATCCGGACGTACCCCTTCGCGATCCATGCCTGCCATGGCACGTCCGCGGAGGTGTTGCGGCGCATCTCCCCGCCGCTTTCCTGCTGCTCGATGAACTCACGGCTCGCCCAGACTTGGCAGAGGGCGATGACGCGACCCGCGCCGCCGTCCCACCTTCGGTCGAAGACCAGGGTGATGAACGCGGAGAGGTCGTTGTCGAGGGAGAGGTCGAGCCCGCCGATGACGCCGGGGCAGTCGTCGAGGATCGCGTTGATCTCCTCGTCGGTCACGATGGCGCGGGTTGAGCGGCTCACGATCTCCTCCGGCTGGAGGAAGATGCGGGCGCTCTCGGCGGATACGATGTTGAACTCCTTGGTGAGCACCTCGGGGAGCCCGTTGGGGTCCTGGAGCGCCGTGATGACGATGCGCTCCATCTGCCTCTCGTCCTTGATGGTGCCGAGGCCGGGGTTGCTCTTCCGCCACTGGATGCGGCGGGCGGCGTTTCGCAGCTCTCTCCGGGTCCTCTCCGCCTCGCTCTCGCGGGGTATCGGGGGCTCGTAGCCGAGCACGATGCGCTTGTCGTCCTCCTGGGAGTAGTTCAGTCCCAGGAAGTGCGGGTTGGATATGACCTCGGCGGCGACTTTCTCGGCGAGCTCGGTCTTGTCCTTGTAGAGCGACTCGCTGAGGAAGCCCGCGGACCCGATCATGACGATGAGCGGTTCCGGGAACGCCGTGGTTGCCTGGTTGAGGAGGTCGTAGATCTTCCGCGGGAGGGCGTGGATCTCGTCGATGATGCCCAGGCTCACCTTGAGCCCGTCCTGCCTCTTCGTCTCGTTGGGCAGGACGCGGAAGTAGGAATTGCCGATCCACATCTCCGTCCTCGGGAAGACGCGGTGCCGCCAGTTGGCCGAGAGGAGCGGGTTGGCGTCGACGTAGCCGACGGCCGCGTCGTACACCTGGCTCGCCTGCTCCTTCGATGTGGCGGCGCAGTAGACCTTGGCGCCCGCGATGTCGACCGTGCCGTAGAGGCCGAGGGTCGATAGGAGCGCGGTCTTGCCGTTCTTCCTGGCGACGGTGAACGGCGACTCGTTGAACCTGCGGCGGTTGGTGATCCTGTCCTTGCTGGCCAGGAGCGCCTCCGCGTAGGCTTTCTGGAATGGCTCCAGGCGGATGTTCTGCCCCGCCTTGTCGCCCTCCGGTATCACGCAGGTCGCCTCGATGAAGTCGATGTACCTTTGCGCGGGCCCTTTTCTTCCCATTTCCTCCCCGTTGGCCCCGAGTATCGGGACGCTGGAGAGGTCGAGGTAGTAGTCCGGGTCCTCGCCCTTGGCCATCGGCTCGAGGATGTTGAAGTACTCCTCGCGGACCTGCTTGGGGACGATCGCGATCCTGGCGGGGTCGAACTCGTCGACCGTCTTTTTCAGGTTCGCGTATGCCTCGTCCCTCTTTCGGGTGAGTTCTTGGGTCTCCCCCTCGGCGAGGATGTCCTCGTCGGCCTCCTCGCACGCCTTGAAGGCGCTCAGGAGCCTGGGGAGGTATTCGTCGCCCCTGCGGATCATTTCGCAGTAGGCGAGGATGTGGCTCGTCATGCGTCGCTACCCCCTTTTTTGGGCTGGGGGAGCGATGCGCCGCCGAGGAGGTTGGCCAGCGTCTTCGCCGGGTCCTCTGGGGTGGCTGGGTTGGTGCCCATCTTCGCCCTGCCCGTCGGGGTGAGCAGGAGCTGCTCGGCGATGGGTCGCATGGCCGAGGCCGTGTTGATCATCGTCTTGCGGATGGCGTCGATGACCTTCTGGGTCGTCTCGTCGGTGGACGCGACGGCGCAGTGGAGGTCCTTGATCCATTTCTGCTCCGCCTCGTAGAACTGGGCGTAGAGCTCGCAATACTGGCGGAGGGGCGCGACGTCGAGCTTGGTGAGCATCTGCGCGGGCATCTTGGCGTATTCCCGCATGATGCGCCGCCATTCCTTCTTGGCGGTCTCGCTCATGTCGCTGGGGCAAGGGAGGGAGCCGACGAAGGGTCCCGCGTTGCTCAGCGTGTCGAGTCTGATCTGCGCCTGTTTCTTGGACATGTGCGAGGTATCGGCCATCGGGTTGGCCTTGCGTCCGCTGTTGCTGTTTCCCGCCATCGTCTCACCTCCTTTCGCTTGTTATATCGGTGTTATTCGATTGATAGTTTTTGGACTAGGGCTCTCTCTCTCTCGGAAAGCGCCCATTTAGTCGCGGCTGCCTTTTCCGCGGCTGCCTTTTCCGCGGCTGCCTTTTCCGCGGCTGCCTTTTCCGCGGCTGCCTTTTCCGCGGCTGCCTTTTCCGCGGCTGCCTTTTCCGCGGCTGCCTTTTCCG